ATTCTACTTCAACTACCGCATTTTTATTATTGATCGAGTTAATGAGTTGTGACTTATTAATATTACGATGAGGCTTACCAAACAATGCGAATGATAGAGCATCTAACATTGTCGATTTACCTGCACCGTTTTGACCAACTACAAGAGTTGATTGATCTTTATCTAATTGAATTTCAGTAAAGCTATTACCAGTAGAAAGAAAGTTTTTCCACCGTAGTGTCTTAAATATAATCATGCAATTTCTAAAGCCTGTGCTTCTGTCATAAGTTCTCGCATTTCAACCTTGATTCTTTCTTTATCTAGATCGGTATCTACTGCATCGATATATGTATCAACAATCACTGCAGTATCATCGAAACTTACTTCCTCATCCTCAACATTCTCACCGATAAACTCGTTAAAGTTTTCGGCAATCTTCAATTCGTAGATGTCTTGGTTCTGAATACGATCAACAAATCTATCAAAGATAAACTGGTCTTTCTTATTTACAACCACAATCTTAACAAACTTATTATCAAGATTAGAGACATCATAGTTATTATAATCTATTTCGTCGTCATTGTACACAATTTTTTCAAATAAAGTGTAAGGATTTCTAATCTTTTCGATCTGTCTGGTTTCAGTATCGACTACATGAAAATACTTTGGATCATGAGCATCTGACCAGAAGAATTCCATTTGGCTTCCAAGATACCATACATTGTCTCTACGAGAAGAAACGTGGAAATGACCAGTCAGAACGAGTTCGAACTTTTCGAAGAGCTTATGGTCTAGACCACCGTGTGCTTTTACTCCTCGCATAAGCTCGAACCCGCCCAGTTCTAGATGAGCACCAAGCCAGTCCGCTTTACAGTCACGAATGAAATTCATTGAGGACTGATAGTTCTCTGAGTTAATCCATGGCAGCATAGCCATTTTTAGAGATCCATATTCCATTACAGTTGGTTCCATAATGATATGTACCTCATTCATATAGTAACCCAAGAGTTCTTTCAATGAATTTAAATCATTCGTGTTTTTGTAGTAAGTGTCATGGTTACCTGGAATGATATCCATTTTCATCCCAAGTTTCCGCATTGGATCTAAGAAGTTCTTTCTATTGTGATTCAATGCTTTAAAATTGACAAACTTACGGTGGTCATAGTAATCGCCGAGATGCACAATTTGTTCTATACCGTGCTCTTGACAATAGGGGAAAAATATATTCGAATAGAAATCTGAAGCATTCTTCAAAAATATTTCTGATGAATTACGAATGCCACAATGTGTATCGTTTAATATAGCGATCTTCAAGTCATAAACTCCGATAAATTAGAATCAGCGAGCTTTATACGTTTTTTCTTTTCTTGTTTTACAAACTCTTTGACTTCTGCATCAGCGGTACGTACCTTATCAATACGATCTCTAAGAGTGTCTACAAATGCACCAACAACCTGTTGTGACATATCGTCACCGAGTTCATTATCAATAAAGTTCTCGATACCTGACGATGCAAGATATTTCATCTTGACATCTTGTTGTTTCTTTTCTTTTGCTATTCTGCGAAGAAAAGCATACCAAGTGATCTGAGTAAAGTATGCAAAAGCATTTGGCTTACCAGTTCGTGTGGCTGCTTCGAGATTATAATTTTCGATAGCTTTCAAACAATTCTCAACTGCATCCATTACCATCTCTTCGCGATATGTATAGCGAATAAAATTGGATTTATGAGATAAACCCTCAGCGATTCGTAAAAAACAGCTGGCAATATAGTCAGGTACGATAGGGAGTTGTTCGTTGTTCTTCTTAGCTTCTTGTACAGTTTTTACATAGTCAACCACAGCCTGAGAAAAATCAGCGTTATTAACGTAATGTATACTTGCGCGTTTACTTCGTGCCATTGTCACATCCTTTCATTATTATTATATCAAACTTCTAAGCTATTGTACACAAATAACTTTTTCTCTAAGTGTAAAAAATAGTAGTGTACAAAGTGCACTTTATAGGTTATAATAAACTATAGTTTGTTGGAGCGGAGGTAGACTCTTTTTCAGTGCATAGTATCTTTAGGCGGTTTAAAATGAATAATATTTGGTTGATCAGAATCAGCAGTAAATTGAGCATCTCTGTTTCTATTAAGTGCATCATCTTTCAATCTTTCCTCAATAAAATCTTCCAACTCATCTTCATCCATCTCAGACATTTTTTCTACGATGTCATCAAGATTAAATTCTCGCTTATCTTTTTTTGCAAGTTCTACTTCGCGAACCGCCGCGGCATAATGAACTACAAGAGTGTGCGATGGAAGAGATTCCCCGATGATATGCCCAACGTTGAGTACGGATAATTCTGCAGGATCATCTTGAAAAGATACCCACGGTCTAAATGAATAGTAGCGAATATTGTTTTCGAAGTCTTCGGCAGAATTGATTTTTAACGCTTTTCGTACTACGATCGCTTCATCGTTTTCTGTGTCTTCTACAACTTCACAGATGATTTCATCGTTATTCGTAAGCTTGAATTGTTTTAAGTTCATATTTTCACCGTTATCGTTTGATATTCAAACTGCTCTTTTTTATATATGTCAAGTCTAGCCCACGAATGTAACAAAGAAAAGTTTTTGCGTTTTTGCCAACTAATATCATCTGAGATATCATAAAGTGTAGTAACACGGCCATCATCACTCTTTCTTAATCCTCGACCAATCGACTGAAGTACTCTAATCTGAGACTTACTTGGAGAAGCGAAGACAATATTATGTAGGTTCTTAATATTTATACCGGTAGAGAAGGTGCCAAGAGACGCTACGACGATAGCATCTGATTGTTTTTCAACAATACCACGGATGGCTTCACGATCACTGACGTCTGTACCACCAGATACAAAGAAGATCTTTCGATTCTCTTCCGCATTATCTCTAATCAGATTAAATATCGGTTTACCGTGTTTCTCTACGTAGTTATAGAGAACAAGTGTATTACCTTTGAGATCGAGCGCAAGATTCTTAATAAAGTTATTTCGCTTTTCATGCTCTACGATAAAGGCAATCTCATCCTGATAAGCGCGTTTTCCAAAGTCCTTACGAATTTTTTCATCATATTCGAGTACAAGTCTTCGTATCGATAGCTTTGCAAGAGTATCGCTGTCTTGAAGTTTCTTTGTTGTAGTGACTTTATATATTTTACCAAATAACCCTTGAAGCACAAGTTCATGAGTCTGAGAGCCATCGAGAGTACCTGTCGTACCAAAACGATATTCAGCTTCGGTACATTTATTCATAATATTCATCAAAGACTTTGATTTAAACCCATGCACCTCATCACCGAATACTGCACCAAATTGTTCGAACCATACTCTCGGTAATTTATAGATCGATTGCCATGTAGAGACAATGATCGGTGATTTAGTATTCTTATCTTTACCTGAATAGATCTTATGTGCTAACCCTTCAGGTAATCCATAACTCTGAAAGTCTGCAGTCATCTGTTCTACAAGCGAAGTTGTAGGTACAATAACTAATACTTTCGTATCACTATTCTTTGCAAGATGTGCTAAGTAATACGATAGTATCAAGTAGATGATGAAGGATTTTCCGGATCCCGTGGGGCTGAGGAGGATCGCTCTTTTTCTTGTAAGCGCTTCGCCGACGCATTCGTACTGATAGGGACGAGGATCGAAAGGGAGATTAAGAGAGTGAAGAAGACTGTTAAGACTATCGGGTGTGATATGATTTCGATCATCGGGAGCTCCATACTGAGTTTTTTCTGACTCTAATATATATCCCCGGTTTTTGCAAAATTCACTTAAGTGATAAAATAAACCTGCAGGTAATGTTCTGTCTTTAAGTTGGAAAAGACGTATCTTACCGTCCCACATCCTATTACGAAATGCAGGCATAAACTTATACCCAGGCACATAGAAACTAAAGAACTCATTAAGCTCTTGTGCTGCACCTGAATCAGATTCAATATGTAAATCGGAGTGACTTAGTTTCCTGACTCGAATTGTTTCCACTTAATTATATTACCAATCGTTTGATGTCGCCAGTTTAAGTTACTGATGATCTGTTCTAAAGTATCTATAACAGTCTTAAAGTACTGTATCTTTTCTTCAGATTTCTGTATTTCTGGATCTGCATCGTAGTAATATTCCATTTCGCCTTTGAGTATTTTCAGACCATCAAATGGATCAGGATCCCATCCCTTTGCTACGACATCTTCCTGTGACATCTTACCATTATAATATAACCATTTTTCTTTCAACAGTACTTTTTGCGCAAACTCTGCACGCTTGAGTTGTAGCTTTGTTGTTGAAAGAAATTCCAAATACTTAGCGTGCAACATCGGTGTTTCACGTGAACATTCATCGAGTTGCATTCGAATCTCGCTATCACGAGACCACATTTCATGTATTTGTTTTAAGTCAATCATACTATAATTATATCACAAAAGAGAAGAAAAGTAAATAGTTATTTATATTTTTTATACAGTAAATGAATCAGTAATAGCTCCTGATGAATTTACTGTCATCATTTCAAAGTAACTAAATCTAAACGTAGCAACAAAGGTAATAAATTCTGTACCTGATGCAGTAGATTCAAAATTAATATCGCCAAGTGAAGTGGGTATTGCATCAACATAACGAAATTGATTTGTTAAATTGTTATGACTCGATAAAATTGAAAGAGTAATATCAGCATTTGTAGGAGGTTGATTTCCTCTTTGCAAGAACTGATTGCCTTCCATATTTGTTACCTGGTTTCTTTTAATCCAATTGTACATCTCTTGATATGCTTGCATATTTTCATCTAATAATATATTACATGAAAGCTCATTAATTGTAAGAGATTCACCTGGATACGGAATGGATTGCATTCGTCGTATAGGCATTTCCGCTGCCGGCATAAGAAGACCGGGATGTGTTACATTCTGACAAAAGAACTCGAGGTTAGGAAAGTTCTTTCGATCAATAACCAATTTAAAACTGGTTGGTTGTAAGTAATTAAAGTTATCTGTTAAAGTTGCCATGTTACTATTTATACATTTTTAGATAAAAAAAGAGGAGGCCGAAGCCCCCTCTCT